GTTTAACATCATTTTGCCCTTCTTTAGCTGTTTCAATGGATTCGCAATCGACCTTCGTTTCTCTGCCCGCTCGTGTGAACAAGTTCACTTGGAAATGGATCGTTGAGAGCAAGCCATATGATCATGTGTCTTTGGAGGATTTCGTCAAAGTTTGTTCTGCCTCTTCTGGTTGGCGTGTTCTTCCGGATATTGGCATCAAGTACAATCTGGCAACCAATTTCAACAATTTGGATGAGTGGGTCAAGGAAGCACTCTGGCATCATGATCCTGAGCTCTACGAATCATTGAAGGGTTGGACCAAAGTACCACAACTTGGACGAGGCCTACATGGACTGCTCAAATATTCAGGACCGACAATCTACAAGTCCAATGTTTTTGACGATCGTATGGATTCGTTGTACAACTCGGAGGTTCACTTCATGCATACACAGTTCCGTTGGTGCAGCACCATTCCCTTAGAAGTAGCGATGACCAAAATTCCGCAAAATACTTCTGCTGGTGTTAGCTGGCCAGGAAAGAAGAAAGGAGAAGTTTTGGAAGAATGTTATGCCAAGGTTTCGTCGATGATTGAAGATTGGAAAGAAGGTCGCGAGGTCAAGCAGATCCCATGCAAGCTAGCACTCCGTGGTCATCTTTCTCCTAAGGATCAAGTCAAGACAAGATCAATTTGGGTTGCGCCTATGGAGCATGTTGTCCTAGAAAACATGCTGTTCAGAGGTTTCTATTCCCAGATTTTTCAAGGTCTCCACCATCAGGATATCTTCATGACAGGCGCCAAAACGATTGAACGTTTGGGTTTTTATCTCGATGAGCATCAAGAACTCACTTTCGTCAATACCGACATCAAGGGTTGGGATTCCTTGCGCATTCGTTTTCTTCTGAAGGATATTTTCAACAAAGTTTTGCGACCTCACATGCAACTTGACGAACCCTGGAAAGTCAAGGCTTACGATTATATCATGGAATCATTCATCTTCACCATTCTCAACTTACCTGACGGCACGCAAGTTCAAAAACTCGGCGGCGTTCCTTCCGGTTCTTTTCTCACTTTGCTGATAAATTCCATTGGCGTTTGGATTGTTATGTCGGCTTCTCTCAAGTACAACGATCAGTACTCTCAAAACAAAAGAGTGCTCGGCGATGATTTCTCCTTCAAGACTCGTAGGATGGATGAATCGGCTTTCTCGGATTTCACTTCTCTCTTGGGCCACACAGTGGAGAGTTTCTTTGGAATCAAGCTTTCGGTGGACAAGTTAATTGTCACGAATGTTCGGGATGACCGCAAGTTCATTGGGTATCGAGTAGTGCAAGGGAAGCTTTACCGAGAAGATTTTGAGTTGTTTGCTGGAATGTTGTATCCCGAGTCGCCTGTTTCGAATCTTCGGACAAGTTTCACTAGGGTTTTCGCTTTCATGATCATCGGTGGATTTGGGAGTGCAGCCGTGACATCTTTTTACGAACGCTATCTTTCTGGTTATCACAAGGAGCTCTCCATGTTGGGCAATGAACTCTTCAACGTTGACGCCATGAAGGCTGGGAATTTAAGAGTTTTCAAGCATGTCTTTAAAGTAGATTACGATGAATTTGAGGAGTTTAGCATCGAAACATTCCGTTCCCTTTTCCTTGCCAAAGCACCTTATTTCTTATCACTTGGAACTCGTTTTTTCACCAATACTTCTTAGCGC